ACTTTCTAATGGATACATTGATGTTGGAATATCGCAATCTGCAAATACTCCTGACTTTGAATAACCACCAATATGAACTAGTTCGGGTTTAGAAGTACTTCTAAATGCTTGTGAAAGCATGTATCCGTTTATCAAAAGTTCATCGTCGTAATAAATTGAACATTCATGGAAATGACTTACACATGCTATTTCAGCGTGCTCAGGATTATTAGGGTCGAAGTAAAATGCAAAACTAAATGTATCTCCAATCGAATCATACTTTAAATTCATTGCAAAAGTATTCCAATACCTTACAGTACGAATTACATCTCCAGTATCAGATTGTCTAGTATTTATTTTTAAATAAATTCCCATTAAATGTAATAAGTTATTTTTTTACCTTTTTCAATACCTAACATATCTTTATAGGTCAAGTTATTATTGTCAATCAACTCATTAATGTTTGCATCATTTGGATCTAAACTATAAAGTCTATGAGTTAAAATTATAATATTTGTATCCTCTGTTAAAATAAAACTTCGTTCTTGTCTTCCATTTAAAGCGATTTGAAGTAAACTACTAACAGTTAAATTAACAAGTTCACTAAGTTGATTTAATGCATTAAATCCAGGAATATAAAAATTCGGATTTCCTCCATTTGTATCTTGTAAAGAATCTAAATCAATTAAAAACTGTTTATAGTTATTAAGTAAATCATCAATTACTTTTAATGCAGAACTTGAGTTTCTATAATTTCCAGATAGTGGAGTTGAAGCCGCTAAACACATGGACGAAATGATTGCATTACCTTGTACTTCATAAATTTGTTTTGATGGAACAGTATAAAGTCCAGTAACAGTTCTTCTTAAATTTGCAAATTGAGCGATTAAAGTATTCATTCTACTTTTAACATCTGCTGTAAATTTAGCCGGCAAAGTCAACATTGCTATTGTTGCTCTCATAGCTAATAAAGGGCTAGCAGTAGCTGTATTTATATATGATGAAGCAGTACTAAATGCATTAAAATAATCTTGTGCCTCTTCAGGTATAGTAATTATTCTAATACCTTGTTTATAATTTTGAGCAGTTACAATATTTAAAGAATTTACATCTGTAATAGTTGGTGGTTGTGTTAATTCAGCTTCATTACTTACATCTAAACTTGTTTTTATTTGAGCAATTGAATCAATTGGATCAATTGTAACTACTGGATTATCTTCAGTTATTGTCTCAATCGCAGTACAAGTTACTTTTGAATAGTTCATTGTTGTATTATCAACATTTAAACTCATCAATTGCGCAATAATTACATCATATAACGGATGTTCAATAACCATTGGACGTGTATCGCCACATGATTTTTCAAACCTCGCATATTCATCTAAATGATCAGGACCTTGAAAATAAAATTCTAAAGGGTATTTACGCCCTAATAATTTTTTCTTTTTCGCAAGCGTTCCATCAATCTCTAAAAATGAAAATTCAGAACCATGCCATTCAATAGATTTACTAGCATTAACCCAAATAACATTATAAACCTTTCCGTCACCTGTAGTAATACTTAATTGTTTTGTTATTTTTTCTTCCCAACTCATTTCCAAACTTTTGCTAATTGGCGCTCGCCTTGTTTAATATAAAAATCATCAAGTTTTTTTTGAGTAACCAAGGAAGCTTCTTGCATAAAATTAGTTGGCTTTACTTTTACCTTTCTACCTTTTTTAAAGGAATATAAAGGAGTAGCTTTAAAATTTGCTTTTTTGCTTTTTAAATTACTTTTTGGTGCTGTATCAATTCTGAATAAAATATCACCTCTTAAAACATAACCACCACGACCGGCAATAGATGCAGCTATTACAAATTTTTCTTTTTGATTTTTACCTATTGAATCATTAACGTTTATAATCCTATTAATTTTACTTAATCGCGCATTTGGTTTAACTAAACCAGTATGTGTTTTTCCCTTTCTTGCAAATACAGTTGGAATAAAACTCTTCTTATCAATTGCCCCTCCATGTTCTTGTTCCTCTAAATCATCAACTGAATGATTTGTTCCTCCTTTAGAAACAAATCCAACTGAAGATTTCATAGTACTAATATTAAAACCAGTTGCTTTTTCATAAGAACTATTTGCTTTGAAAAAGTTCTTTTCACGATTAATAAAATTATTTTTAGAAGACCTTAACATTGTATTTGTTTTAACATCAAATGCAGCATCATTCAACGTGCCACTAACTGCTACTGGTAACGCTGACTTTCTTAATTTCTCTAACTTATTAGTCATTGAAACTACTGCATCTGTATTAATATTAATTCTCATTAATCTAAATAAAAACTTATTCCATCAAGTCTAACGTTAACTGCTGGACCAGTAAGCACACCTGCATTTACGTATACATCTCCATTTGTATAAACTGAACCTTCAACAGCGACCCAAGTCGCTCCATCTTGTGCAAGAAAATTAAAATACCTTTGATATGATGGTCTATAACCTACGGGTAAATTAAATATTACCCCACTTGCAATTGTAGCTACTCCAACTGTTCCTTGTAACGTAACCATTCCTTCATAATTTTTTCTATATTTTACTGTCGAAAGAGCGGTCCAGCTATTTAAAAATACAGAAACAGTTATTGGAGTTATTACATTATTTCTATAAATACTAATTACATTCCAACATGGAGATGTAGGACTATTCAAAAAACTAGCCTCTAACACAATTGATTCATTTTGAAATAAATCAATTGTTCCGGTATTTGGTTGTAATACATCTGCACCATCTGGAACTAAAGACAATGTTCCAGTATTGCTATTTAAGATAGTGATTTTTTTATAATTATTTAATGCTGACAATGGAGGTAATATAAACCCACCAGCACCGGCATTTATTTTAATTACTAAGCATCCTAAATCTACATCAGTTAAATTCGATACACCTGCTCCATAAAATCTTTCTTCTCGAAATGAATTAGCCATGTCTAAAAAAGCTTCCATATATTGAAATCCATTTACAACATCTTCCGGCAAATTATTTGGAGTAATACTACTTAATGCTACTAAGCGCGCAAAGAATTGATGAAAGTCAGCATATACATCTTTATTTACCGGAGTACCATCGTTAATACCAGTATTATCTTTTATATTTCCGTAAGGAAAAGCACCTCCTGGCGCTGATACATTTGTTTTATTTGCTAAAGGAATCATGTTTATATATAATTAATGAATAAATATCCTACTGTTTGAACTTGTTTTAAGTTTAAAATTGTTTGCCTAAACTCTTGTTCCCTTGATATTGGAACATTTGCATAACTGCCTAAAGCATTACCGCCGATAAAAAATGTACTTCTTAAATTTGACCCAATATTAAATCCAACATCAACAGAATTATAAATACTATTTGCAATTATACTATTGATATAAATTCCACTTTGAACATCGCCGTGTTGATGGTCCCCATGTTGAACTTGAGAAGAAATATTTGAATTTAATGTTACTGGATTATTTTGACTGAATCCACTTGGGTAATTATAAATGATATTTTCATAAACGTAAACGTTAAATCCTGCTAATTGAAGTTGTTGTTCTAAATGAAGATAATGTCCTTTAGCCGGATTTACTCCAGGCGCTTGCATTTTTCTTTTTATAGCAAGCATTCTACTAGCAAGTGGTGTTGCTAAATTTGTAATCAGTCCTAATCTTCTTTCCCAATCAGTTGCATCATCAGAAGTGAAATTTGAATTGTCAGGTAAAATACTATATAAAGTAGATACTGCATCATTGTATGCCTGTTCTTCACTTACAGCTAATGCCTTATGTAATCTATCAAAATATCCAAATGTAGGTAGCTTCCATGCTCTACCAGTTGGATAAAATTGACTCGTTAATTTTAATATTTTATCAGCTATATACCCCATTAATTATAGATAATTGTTGTATTTAAATAAGGAATATTGCCATTATTAAAAGTGTATGTACTCATTCCAATACCATTTACTGTGAATGTTACACTTGTAAATACGGCTCCGGGTTTGGCTGTAATTATAGAACCAATCAATTTATTAGTATCAATAATGTCATTCTTATCAGTTAGAATATCTGCCGCTGCAACAAATGGTCTTATTGCATTTATTGTACTAGAAAGTGCAGTTAATAATGTTGCTTGTATTGCAGGAGTAATTCCAGAATAACCAGTAATAGTAATTACAATTGTTTTAATCGTAACAGGCAAATAATTTACCATTGCTTGTAATGGTCTACGACCTCTTTCATTTAAAGGCAATGAAGTATCAGGATTAAAATCTACAACAGTTTCAACATCACTTAATATTAATGCAGTTGGAGTTCCTTTTCCATCAATTGAATCGACAATAGTAGCTTCAACGTATAAATTAATTTCACCTTGACTACCACTTTTAGCATAAGGATAAACTCTTTCTACTCCTTGAGCATCTTGAGACCACAAACGATAATCTGTTGCAGCGCCACCTTGAGCTTCTAATCTATAAGATAAAATTACTGCTGTTCTATACGCCTCTATTGATTCGGCCGCTAATGGTTGTATTATGGTAGATTGAACATTTGCTGAAGCTGGCCCACTATTTATTAACGGTATTGGCGCTGTTGGTGTTAATGTATTTCCAACCTCTAATTTACCGTCATTGCCTAAAGTTAGGCACCTAACTGTTATATTAGCTGTTGTTGCAAATCCGCTAAATGTATAAGCCGTGTCTAAAATATACAATACGCCAGGATTTAAACTTGAATCATCACTTTTAAATGTGGATTGTGCCGGAACAGTTGCGCCTACACTTCCTGTAACTGTAATTGAGTATTGAGCTGCAATTGCTGCAAATGGCACTCGACCTAGTTTAATAGTTCCAAAACGGATTAACGTTTCTTCATCACATGTATCTGGAGCAACATTTTTTTGTAGTGCTGCGATTACTAAATAATATATTTTTAATTTAGCGGCTTGAACAGCTGCTAAACATCGTAATACGGCCTTACCAAATGGATTAACATTTACTCCATATTGAGTATTAATATCGCTAATAATGCCAGTATATAACTGGCTAGTTGTTGGAATAGTTATCATTATATAAAAAAATCATTATTAAAATCAATTGCAAAAAAGTCACCATTCGATTTTTTCATAAAATTAATTATGGCTACTTTTTCGTTTCCAGTTTGAAAAATTCCTGTTATTTCAACCGTTACTTTATTTGTTTCAGGTATTAATACTTTTACAGTAATGGTTACTCCTAAATCAGATAAAAATTTTAAATCTTGCTTTATTGCATTTTCAATTTTTACTCTACCAGTACTTGTTAATTCAGTAGTATTTAAAACACGTTCTGTATTTGAATTAAACTGAAACGCTGCTTTACTTGGAAATAATAAATTATTCCCCCACCAATCTTTTGAATCTGCTAATACTATTGTAGAATCAGTATTTTGCTCTACATTTCCACCAAACATTGATAAATAAAACTGATTTTCATTACCATTAACAATAGCCAAATCATTACCGAGTAACTGTAAGTCACCTCCGTTTAATGTTTCAATTATTGCTAAATCAAAAAAAGCCATATTTATTTTTTAGTACTCATTGTTGAAGTCATTTGTGGCATTACACTAACATTTTTAGTATTTCCATTACTGAAATCTACTGGCGTATTACCATCATTCTTAATCGTAATAGTTGCATTAGCATTTGTATTATTTGTTGTAGTTGTATTTTCTGCTTGAGCAACTTTTGTACTTTGAAAATTCATAGCATCTTTAACGCCAGGTTGTAATGTTACCATTTTCATAGCCCAAGAACTTTCGAGATCTTTAATTTTTTGTTGACGATTTGCAGACTGTGCTGCTTCAGTTCCTCCAACATCTGCAGTACTTCCTTTTTTTGTAAGGACATTATCAGTATAAAGAGCGGCATTCATTGCAGATAAATTAGCTAATGATTGATTTTCTTTAATATAGTTTTGTCTGTCTTTTGCGCTTTGACGCATTTTATTTTTT